CCATACCTGACCGCTCAGATACAGATTGCAGGCACGGGAACACACCAATCTTAGTTGGTAGGCCAGACTGAGGCCGTGTGAACGTGTATGTGAGCGACCCTAGATCGTAATTGTCCTGATCTTGGCAGGTCTTGTACGTGTTGTAACACTTACGGACGCCAGACGTCCCTAGAACGGCGGTGCACGGCGCACTACCATACGTTAGCTGACATTGGTCAACGTCAATCTCAACCCACTCAATAGGCTCAAGCTGCGACATAGTAAGACACCCGCATATTCATTGACATGGCCCGCCCGTTCTGTTGATACGATGGACGCAATTCACTGCCCCCATCTGGACGCCAGCAGTAAGCAACCTCGTTAGCATCGTAACCCGGCCTAAGAGCCATTCCGAACGCCTTACCATCGTTGTAGTGTGCCTCAAACGGCTCCATAGTGGTGTTGACCCACGACGATGTTAGCCACGGGAAACTGAAGCTTGTCTCTCCGCCACGGCGCACAACCATTGACGGGTTATGATGCCCACCCAGAGTATCTCCGCCAAGCACCTCGACCCGCACGCCATGACGGAAAGAAGTAGGGTCTTCAATGCCATATTCAAATGCGAGTTTCTCGCCCAGCATGATAACCCCAATCGTGGCGGGACCGTTGCGCTGCCCGATGCGCCATGCGTTACCCGCTGCACTATCAAACAGCACCATGATAGGGCTGTTATCGGCAGGCGTGATCCAATCTGTAACGGGAATCCATATAGTCCCGCCATCTGTACTGCGCTCAATACGGAAGTCTGCCCCAACTGTCGCCATGTCGTGGGCATCAATGAAGCAACAATCCGCAGTGGTTTGAGATGCCAACGTCGCCACAAGATAGCCCGCCGTTGCAGACGGTGTTTTCCAGAAGTCCCATGTTGACACACTGATAGCGTTTACAAGCGGGTATGCGGCATCAGCGTCACCTGTCAGCGTGCCGTCTTTCAGGATATTGCTATACAGCACTGTTGGCTTATCAGTATCCGTAACTGACACACCTTCAATATAAATCATGCCCGACTAAACCCCTCAATGATAACGCCATCGTCGCTCTTGTCCTGAATTTGCTGAACAATATCATCTAGTTCCTCGACAGTAAAACGACTGCGACCGCCCTTTAGGCTAATGATTGCTCTGGTTTGTTGCGTCTGCTGTGCGCCTGTAGCAGTGATGCCCGCGCTAGATCCTGAGCCGGAGCCACCTAACTTACCAACAGCCTGAATTGCACCGCCAGCCGCAATCAACGCCGCTTGCGCTTTACCATACGCCGCGATCTTAGCCGCCGCAGGTGGACCTGCAATAGGACCAAGTTCTGCCAGCGCACGAACAGATGCCGCCGCCGTGTTTTGCAGCGTCTCACGAACACGAAGGACAGTATTGATAGCAATCGCAGCAGCAGCGGCAGCTTTGGACTTCTGCCCAAACATACCTAGAAGGGATGAAAGCTCGCCATACATCGCAGATTGTGCGCTAATGATGTGCTGGGCTTCTTGCTGCTTAATTGCCACCAGACGCTCTTGGTACTCTTGCTCCAAACGCAGCTTAGCTTCGTTCTTACCTCCAATGATAGCAAGCTCTTGATCTGAAGCCATTTGGAGGGCCATTTGTTGCTCAAAATACCAGCTATCCAACACCTCGCGCTCAGTCTGTAATGACTGGACCAACCGTGTCAGTTCGGCATCGGACGCACCACCTCCGCCGCCACCTGCACCGCCACCTGCACGACCCTGCAACTCCTTGCGGCGCTTTAGCAACTCTTCCTGACGACCAATCGCAGCAATGTCGATGGCATATTGAGCATCCGCAACAATCCTATCCTGACCCGCAGCAACCTGCTTCTGTCGCTGCTCTTCAGCGCGCAGCTTCATGCTTTCAATCGTGCGAGCAATAGAGGCATCTGCACCACGTTCAAGAGCGCCGATCTCAGCCTCGAGGACACGAATTCCGCTATCAAGGTTGGCGCTAAACCCAGCCGCAGCAGCAATTGCACTTGCTAGATCACGCGCCGCATTAGCTGCGTTTGTTAGCCCGCCAGCCGCCCCATTAGTTAGTGATACAACATTACTAAGGGAAGCCTCGGTATCAAGTAGCTTTTGATAGAACTCGCGTTGCTCGCCGTTCATCCTATCAATACCGCCAGTAGCAGTAAGGAACTCTTGACTTAGCGCCCGGACCTTCTCTAGCTGTTCCTCTGGACCCTTTGCCATACGGACTTCGTTAAGAGCCTCAGCAAGAGCCTTAGCACCTTCAGCCTCATCATCGAACCAATCGCGGCCCAGTAGGTCGTCAATACGAGCCAACTCAGACCGCAACCCACCAGAGAACTCACTAGCCAGTTGCCTTGTCGCATCGGCGGCATCCAGCATGATTTCGCGCAGACGCAACTCCTGCATGCGTTCGCCAAGCCGAATGGTTTCCTCGTTCACCATTCCGAACTGCTTACGGACATACTCAGTGGCATCCGCGCCTGTTAGTGACGCCTCTCGATAATCCTTAATGGTGCTAGCAAGATCACCCAAAACATCGTCAAGAGATCTGGCGTCATCTTCAGCCCCAGCCGCGCTAAACGCCCATTGTGTCAGAGCAGCTGTGCCAGCAATAACACCAAGCGTCATCAACGACATGGGGTTAATCATGGAAGTGAAGCTGCTCGCTAGCATCTTCACTGCATCCCGCCCAGAAAGCCCCATACGCTGGAACCCCTCAGAAACCTGAGAACCTCGCTGCAATGCAAGCTGCAACGGGTTCTGCCCCGCCGCCATCATCATTCCAATGTCGTTTAGCTGTGATGTGAAGTAAGCCGTTTGCGCGCCCGCACCTCGGACATACCCACCGGCTTGCTTGGACGCAGCCCCCACCTTGTTAGCAGCAACCTCAGCCCGCTTAGCCGCCGCCGACATATCGTCAAGATCACCAGCCGCCTTAACCGCGCCAGAACTATCAATCTCATATCCCAGCCTAGCTACGGTCATCTATCTTCCTTTTAGTCTCTCTGCGTTCCTCGTGCTTTGCAATCGCTTTTGGCATTTCACTTCTAAACGCGGCATCCATCGCGTAAATTATACCCTCTTCACGCCTTGACAGCGAAACACCGGACCAATCTTGCCACTCCCTTACAAGTGAAGGCGTTATTGCATCCTCATTACCGCTTATGAACCGACGAATGCCCCAGAACCACCCGACATAGTGTGAGCCATAGTCGGGCGGATACTTATCGGGGATAGGGACACCTAGAGGTTCTACACGATCACGAATAGTCTGACCGTCCCAGCCGGGAATATCGAAGTAAACGTGATCGCGTATGTGCTGGGTTAGCCCTTTTTCAAGGGCAGAGTAAAACCCGAGATTTCATCAATCTTGGCAATGACCTGATTGTTAATTCCCGGAATACCCATGAATTTCAGCTTGTTTTCGTAACTGCATTCTGGGTCAGGCTCGTCATCCGAGAACAACCCTTCGCCATTGAAGTCCCACCGACTAATACACGCAATGTACTTGTCACGTGCGCGACTTTGGAACAACTCGCCACGCTCACCTTCGGGGATATCGCTAACGACATCATCGCCATCAATGCGCACGTACCGCAAGTTTAGGTCAGTTGTCTTAGCCGCATATTCGTTTTCAACAGCAATAGCCGCGTCACACTCAAGATCCCGAACCCAAACTTTCAGACCAGACGGATTACCGTCCTTATCCTTCAGTTCAAGTTCGAATTCTTGCTCATACCCATTCCGATAGAAACGATCTGCAATCGCCATGAAAAGCCCTCCTTATTTCAGTTTAGTTAAGTTGCGTCTACAGTGATTTGCGTCTGCACAAGACCCAGCGTGAAGGTTTGGTTATTCCAGCCCTCAACATCGCCGTTGCTATCAATCGGACCCAGCACCAGACCACGGTTATAGCGCGTCACAGGGGTAGTTTCACCCGGCAGAAGCTTGTCTTCGATCTTGAATGCGTAATAGCCGCCGTTGTTAGCTACGTTACGCATAGCAGTCTGCCCAGCGTCCGAAAGGTCTTGCCCCACCTCAATAGTCGGGTCGCCCGCGTTAGTAATGCCGGTTTGCTTCTGGGTTACATCAGTCCCCCAATAGTCTTGCGATACGACATTGGTATTAGCGCCGGTTTCGCCGGTGGTTACTACGTTGCCAACTTCAACCCAATCAACGATAGCCTCGAAGCCCGCTTGATTAAGATCAGAAGCTTGTGCCGTGGGGGAAAAGTATACCTTACGTCCCTTGTTAATCTTTCCGCTCATGTGCGAACCTCATGTGTTATAAACCTGTTGACATGATACCTGAGTTGGCGTATACGGCGCAAAGAAGCGACATTAAGGAGAGAAACACATGTCAAACGGGGAATACGTACGCGCGGTGAAGTGGGCGCAACTGCTGGAAATGGTGGAGGGCTTGGAAGATGAGTGAATGGCAACCCAACCCACTGGATGCCCCTACCTAACCCACCGAACCTTCCCAACGAATATCCATCGGAACCCTAAAGTGAGAACCGTCACGATAGCCCGCGCCTGACAAGCCGGGCTGTTGTGATACATGCAACGACACACTTCCGAACGTCATTACAGCGTCTTGTGCGAAATAGTCCGCAATCTTACCGGCATATTCAACGCGCTGGGCATAGGTCCACTGCATAGGCGCCATGACCATGATCATAAGCGAACCCGTGCGCCAATTCGACCCAGAGTAATAGCGCCTCAATGGATCGTATCGGATGTCGTCAATAATCAGGTATGGCACGGTTGGATCTGGGTTATCGAAACTCTCGCCCGGATACACCACATCGGCAGGTAGGTCGGGATATGCCTCAAGATAATTCCGAACCGCCGCCCAGATTTCTGCGTCTTTACTCGCCATGTAGTGCCTCCGCTTCCCTTACTAGACCCGGCCACATATTGCCACCTCTTTCAACAAAGTAGTTTCCCGCCTGATTGTAGTTTCGCCCCAAACTATCCTCACCAACAAAGCCGTAGTTCATGCGAGGTCCATAAACAGCCCTAACCCCAATGTATACCGGATCGCCATAATCAATACTGTTGATCATAAACGAAACATCGGGTGCAGTGTATTCACGCAATTCACGATCAACTTCAGGAAAAGCGACCGTGCTAACCTCAATAGACCGGCCAAGATTGCCTGTATCAAACGGAAGGCTACCACCGCTAGACTTTGGCCGCGCAATCTCTTTGTGAAGCTTAGCAACAGCGTCACGTAGTATCAAAGCCGTGTTTTCCTTAGCTTCCGTATTGAACTCGAGCACCTGCGAGCTAAATGAAACCGTCACGCCTAAGCCCCTTCCAATCCATTCTGATCAGCAACGAACAAGTGCAGTTAATCACGTGTTTAGCCGGTGCTTCTGGAGCGTGGGGATACTGTATCAGCGTTCCGTCCGGCATCTGAAACGGGGTGTTAAGGCCATTAACTTCTGTTGCATCCTCGGCCACGTGCTGCACGCGAGGCTTCATACCGCCGCCACCATGACGCCATTCCTTGATAGCGTACTGTTCCGGGTATCCCTTAGCAGCCATACCTTGCCTGAATGCGTCAAACCGGCCCTGCTCCACCGCTGCGGCTGTTTCTGTGCGGCTGATCGTGTCGCCCCTGAGCTTTAGAAGTCGGTCTGCATATCTCCCAGTCCATGTCTCAATCTGTTTGGCAGTAGGTTGCTTTCCCTCGCGTATGAGCTTCAATATCGACCGGTCAAACCGACGATCCCGCTTAGACATACGCAGCACGCGCTCTAGGTCGCCATCTTGTAGGTACTGGCGCATATTCGACACCCAGCGCTCTTGCTGCGCACTAAGCCCCAGCACACCGCCAACCCGACGCCCATTAGGACCAACCCGGCCTACCACGTCTAGAGCGATCTGGCGCGGACCTTGCCCCCTAGCGAACCCCTCAGACAGCGCCACACGAGCCGCCTCACGTGTGTCTTCCGCGATCTGTGTGATCTTAGCCCCAAGCCACTCTGAAAGCGCCCTCTCGGCCTCTGGATTGCCCACGTTCCATCTGAGAACCCCCCGTGTCTCGCCGGGTGGGTCAAGCTTAACACCCGCCAAAACAGCCGTGCCGCTTTCCGCAAATGCCGCCGCTAGTTGCTGCCTAACACCGGAAAACACGGCGTCGTCAATATTCAAAGCACGTAATGCGCCTTCGATATCACCGCGCCCAATAGCATCGGTCACACGCTTCAGGATAACGTCGTTTCGCAGACCGTCAATAGCATCGGCAAAAGCGCGGGCCACTTTCGACCCGTACTTGCTTTCGATTTCTGCCAGTGTCCGATCAATGGAAGCCATTAACCCCGCCTTACAGTATACTTAACCGCTGATGCATAACCCGCCGCCAACATCTTGCGGGCCTGAATTACTGTGTGGTTGTCGCCGTCGATCTTGATAACCCCACCTACGGCAACACTCGGGGCTTCACCTGAAACCAACACATGCAGATCAGACGCCATAACGGTTTCCGACACTTCCCATTGCCTTACGCCCGTCACAACAGCCTTAACGTCTGTGGTAGTCTCTGCAATAGATGGCGCGTCAAACTCAGTAGCGCCCGGCGTAGTAACGAGAGCAACGATCTGCTGGGTATCGCCATATTTAGATATCAGACGGTCGCTAACAGACGCCATTCGGTTGCGTAGGCTCATACGACGAAGGCAGCAACGCTGCTCCCCCATTGATTGCGAAGCAGAGGCGCAAGAATGCCCTCAATCACGCTATAGCGGGGGGCATTATCAATGACAGCGTTTTCTGCCATACTATCATCCGACATTGGCGCATGATACGAAACAGAAATAGTATCTACCTTCTCTTGCGCGATAGCACCTGAGCCGTTGTTAGACACCGATCCACTAGACAGAGCGCTAGGGTCCGCATCGTAAAGCAATGCTGCCTCATATGTGGCATTCTCGACCAGCAGGGGAACGCCCGTCATGACATCCCTAGGCCAAGCCTCACCTGAATACGGGTCATCAGCGCTACCAATCCACCTATCCCAGAACAAGGCGCTGTTGATGTACTGTGAGGCCACGTATCGCAAAACATCAGGATCGCCAGTCACCGTGCGCCCTGTGCTGGTAGCATATGCAATCAATCCAGAATTGTCGCCATAAGACATGTTAGCACCTATCCTTTAAAGACACTATACCACATCAACAGATTTACGCGAATTAGGCGTATTCCCAAGAATATCCGTATGCCGTTTTAGCCTTGCCTCTTGCGCAATTTGATATACCTATCCTACGTGCTCTAGTGTGGCCATTTTTTTGTAACCACTCTACCGCTTCTCCTAGTGACTTAAAGGTCATGCCATTTGAACACGCCACCTCTTTTGACAAAAAGTCAGACTTAGACCCGGCATACTGCGGTATGCCATCTCTACTCCAAGCATATCCGTATGCAGACCGGCATCTACCCTTGCAGCAGCTTATTATGTTTGCTGATACTGCCCTTGCATGGCCTACGGACTTTAGCCAATGCACTGCGGCGGTAGTGCTATCAAAAACCATCCCATTTGAGCAATAAACAGCTACACCTAGGGTTGATGCTATTCTCTCCCTGTAATCTGGCAGCGCCTTCGGGGTGCATTCATAACTCCACGTATATCCATACGCACTAGCCCCATCTCTGGTACATGCGGATGATATACTAGATGGATAAGCCACACTTATTCCAGAGGCTATTAGCCAATCTTGCGCCTCGCAGCACCCATCAAAAACCATGCCATTTGAGCAGTAAACCCTTTTCCGCGTTCTAGATACTAATCCAGAAGTCCCATCCCCTCCGTTTGTCATATTTACTAACGCAACACCTTCAGAGCTAAGGCTTGATATTACGTCAACCTCCATATCAAAAGCATCTGCCTCAGCCAATCCGTCCTGTAATATTTCAACCTCGACGCCGTTCTTTGCTGCGATAGATTTCCAATAATCACTCCTTCCGCACTTATTCCAAGCTCTATCACCCTTCCCCTTACCCACATAGAACACGGTGCTATCTGTGAAGCGGCGGTGAATATAAACATAGAAGCCCTCCGGCTTGACTTCACTCCACTTAGATGTCATATGTATCTTAGTCATAGCGATATATCTCCTGTCTCGCTGTGGTTAGGGCTAGGTCGCAGGCGCTCCAACGCCTCCCTAGCCCGTTCTATATAGGGTTTAGTGTAGCACATTTCAAGATTAGGTGTTGACAGGCGAATTAGGGGTGTGTAGGGTGTGGGTAAACGGAGGATACACCAAATGACCATCACCCTAACCTGCCTAGCCCTTGCAGCATGGCACGAAGCACGAGAGCACTACACACAGCCAGACGCAATGGCCGCTGTTGTCGCTGTTGTGCAGAACCGTGTGGATGATCCGCGATACCCTAACACGGCTTGCGAGGTTATTGCGCAACCTGGTCAATTCCCGTGGTATACATCAGCAAAAGCACCTGCTACCAATGGCGCACCCGACGAATGGGCTTGGGATATGGCACAGGCCGTTGCGCTGCATGAAATGTCAGGCTATGGGCTGGATATCACTAGCACGCACTTTCACACTGTAGGGAAGCCGCAATATTGGGTTGATGCGTATCAGCTTGATGGTGCAATAGGTGGGAACGTGTTCTACACGAATGATACCCGCTACCCGTAGCTTGACCACCCCACCTAACCGCGCTAACCTACCTATATAGCGGCAACAACAGAGGGCAAGATGACCACCTTTAGTAATTGATAGGAGGTGTTCCCGTATCTGCCTTGGGCCGCTATTAAGCGGCCCTTGTGCTTTATCGCTCAGACACCCCGACAAGACCACCTAACTCGGCTGTCACGTCCCTATTGGCTGATGTGTTCTCAATCCAGATTTCGATCCGGTCGTTTTCTTCCAATTGTCCGAAAGCGAATATCTCGATACCTTCAGCGCGCCCAGCAGCGTTAAGGGTTCGCACCCCAGATGTTGCAAGGTCAATATACCCAGCCGCACTATCATCCCATTGGCGCACGATCAACGAAACCTGATCACCGTTACTGCCAGAAATCGTCAGCAATGCCAGTACTTGAACCTCGACATCTTGCGTCGATATGTACACGAACTCGTTATCGTTAGCGCCCGTGAACCATTGGAGGTCGCTGTAGGTCGTTACCCCGGCAAGCTTGTTTGGGTTAGCGCCCCCACTCAGGACTGTTACCGCTGGCGTTGTTACCGACCATTGCCCGCCTACATAAGTGTTGCGTACGCCTTGACAGTTCCTAAACCGCGCCTTAACGCTTTCAGATGGCATATTTGGGAACGCATCATACCCACCCGGCACACGCACGCCCTCCATAGAGAACGCAGCGTCGTTGGTGATATCAGCAGCGGCAATGTCAGTAAACACAGCACCGCCCAGTTGAAGCGCGTTGAAGTCTGAGCGGAATGACCCGTTGATAACAAGCGCCGTGCCTTCTTTAAATACAGGACCAGTCATTGCACCAATGATAATAGCCGTGGTCGAGAAGAACCCGCCTGCCCATGTTCCAGACAGTGTTAGACCCGCAGTGCAGAAGATGAGCGCCAAATTTGTCCACAGCCCTTGCCTGTACGCCGTTAGCTCGCCCAAAGACGCACAGTTAGTGAAGTTTGTATCTATGCACTCGACAGCGCCCAGATTGCCCGCGTTATTGAGGTTGAATACGGAAGGCGATGTAAACGTAAGACCCCTTACGAACAAGTCGCCGCTGTAAGGCTCGGTCCCTGTTACGAAGATCGACCCCGTTGACGTCAAGCTAGAGATCGTGACGCCGTGACCTTCTATCTGCAAGCCACCTTGAGGGACTGTAATGCTACCCGCCCCTAGATCAATAGCGCCATCGATCTTGTACAGAGTGTCGCTGCGCAGGTCGCCAGTTAGCTCGGATGCCGACTTTACGATGCGTTCATATACTGCAACATTGCCACTTCCGTAGCTGAACATTACTCGGCCTCACCATATACCGTGGTAGACGACACTACAGCAGCACTAGGAATAATCATCCAAATGTCGCGCGCAGCACCCTCGCGTCGATATAGTTCATTAAACGGAATGTATTGTGTTTCACCCGGAGCCGGGGTAGCGTCACCAACATCTGTTACCACAACATTGATTTCACCAACTAGCCGCTCGGTTGCAGCAAACACAGTCGTATTACTGCCAACCTTTGTATAGGCGGATTTATTAATCGCCGTAGCAAACGAACGAATAGCCATAATTACACCTCCAACAGTGACGCGGTAAGTCCCGTGCCACCAGTCATTGCGATAGTTCCGGCAAGGTATGCCTTGATATCCGCCAGATCCACAATAACAGTGTCTCCAATGCCGATAGACGCGAACGTATATCCGCCGGTCAGGTCAACGTCACCAATACCCGCGACGTATTGAGTGGTTGCGCCGTCACCGTCGATGTTCGGGGTAAGCGCGCCCGCAGTGTCGTTACGCAGCACTAGGTATTGCGTCTTGCTGGCGTTGTAGGTGAATGTGTCAGTCCCGTCCAGCGTGGTTTCGGTGACGGTTACGGGATCAATGGAAGTAAGGGAGGTTGCAGCGATAGTAGCCATTAGGTATGCCTCATGTGTGATTTGTTGTTGATTGTAGCAGAAAAGTGTTGACAGCGCACATGGTGGGCGACACCACATAAAAAAACGGGGCCATAACAGCCCCGTCTAATCTCATCCAAAGCCTAACGGTTAGGTCAGGGTGCCGCGACGAAGCGTGTTAGGCTTCTGGCAGTAGTACAATGGATAGGCATGCACATGGTACTTAGCAAAGCGCGGAGTGGTCGGGAATGCAGCGTCAAGTTCCTGCACGGCATAGACCGACTGGCCGGGAGTGTTGACATAAGGCATCCACTCATCAGCAGGGGCCATTGCCTTGACAAAGATACCGTCACCACCAACCACGAAGAACTTAGCTTCGTTTACAGCGATTGCGATTTCCGAATTATCATCAGAACCACGGTAGTTGTGGAAGGTGATGCCGCCGAACTCAAACTCCGAGAACGGGTCAACGCCACGAAGCTCAGCAGCCGATTGCCAGTTGATCCAGAACTTCTCAACATTCGGGTGGGTTACCAGAGCGTCAAAGAAGTCGTCACCTACCAGAGCGTGAACCTTGGACTGACCGATAACCCAAGCACCTTTGGCTGAGCGCATGATCGAACGGGTCAGGTCACGGCAGATGCCAGCTACGTCAGTAGTGGTTACATCAAGCTCGAACGAGGTTGCAGTGTCCTGAGTTACGCCAAACTCGGTATAGTAGCTGTAGTAAGTCGAGCCGTCAGCAGGGTCCAGAGCCAGACCTTGAATAGCAGCAAGACGCAGATACTCTTCGGTGTATTCGACCTTCTGGCGCATCTTAGCAAGACGGTCAGCAACTTCACGCTGCACAGTCATAAGTTCGCTTTCGGTGCCAAACTCACGCAGACCGGAAACCTCCGATGCCCAAACGGTGTCCTGAATTGCAAGACGCGGGATGGTCAGCGACAGGGTGTTACGGTCATAACGCTGGTTTTGATCCGGTGCAGATCCGCGCTCAGAGAACCCGATCAGCGACAGAGTGTCTTCCTTGCGGTCGATCATAACAGTTTTCTGACGAACCGGCTTAGGTTCAAACAGGTTCATGGAACCCAGCATCTGCGGGTTATAGTCCATGTTTTCGACGGTGCTCGAAAGCTCCATCATGGTAAAGGCGTCTGCCTTAAAAACGTCCATGGTTGCCATGGTTAATTATCCTTCCTAATTAGTCTCGAACAATGATGCCAAGCGCCAACAGCGCGGCGTCAACTTCGGAGTTGGTGCCATCGGCGGTCAGTTTGTAGCGCTTGACTTCTGCGTCACGAACGACAACAGTGCGATCAACAACACCACCAGCTTCAACAGCCTCAAACAGGATGCCAGCAGCAACCTCCGAACCGTCAATCGCGTTACCATCAAACGCCACAGCAACACCGCCAACGATAGCGTAAACCTGACCGGCGGGGATGGCAGCGCCAGCCCAGTTAGTCGTGCTATCGAAAGCCTGAACTTCACGCGAACGATAGCCGTTCGCCTCAGATTGCAGGAACTCGGCGGTGCGGTTGGCTTCAGTTAGAATAGCCATTATTTATCACCTTTCTTTTCTTTATAGATGCCGTCCCAGTTACCTTTGGGCTTGGCTTTTTCCTTACCTTCTTTCATGGCCTCACGAGCCGCGTCATTCACCTTTGCGGGCTTCATAACTCGGAAGATACCATTAATCTCTGCGTCCGATACCTCAGATGCAGCGGCCTCGTCGCCATACATCGCCTTAACCGCATCGCGCTTGATGTCAGCCAGAGCCTGACCTTCATCCTTGAACTCTGCGATGAACTCAGCAGCCTTATCAGTCACCAGCTTCCGGGCAACAACAGCTTTAGCGATTTCAGCGTCGCCAATTACCTTTTTAGCGGTTTCGGCGTTCTCTGCCTTCAACTCACCAATCTGAGTGTCTTTAGCCTCGATTTCAGCGTCCTTAGCCTCAATCACAGCCTTAGCCGCATCCAGTGCGGCAGTAATCTTGTCAGCAACATCAGCCGGGACTTGCACGGCCTCATCACCCACAACGATTGCCTTCATGGTCATATCATTAACCTTTCGTTGTTGCGGGGCCGCGCCCCATTTATCCGCACTGTCACCAATACGGGCTTCAGACCCAGCACGACCACGCGACACAAGCGCCAAGTGGTTGAACCGAATATTCGTCATTTCAAGATCGTAATCAGCGCCTTCCGGTGCGTCACGTAGCTCAGCGGTGTAACCCATGCTGATTTCTTTATGAGTGCCGTTAGCCGCCTCGATACCCTTAGCATCTTTCACGATCAAAGGCACCGCGATCCACTCGCCGTCACGCAAGACACCTTCACCAACCTCACCTACCGCAAGGTCGGACCAGTTGGTCGCGTCCACCATCTCGGAAGGATGATTGATCGTAACAGGCGCGTGGGTAAGGCTGGACATAGCATCCTTGCTAAACACCTCTTGCTCAGGGCGATTAACCCGAACCACATGATTACCCACCATACCCAATTCAGTCGCTAGGTAGTCCTGCACGCCTGTACGGGCAACACGCGACATAGCGACTAGGTAGCCGTCTTGTGTCTGCTTCGTATCGCCAATCGTGGCCTTGTCTGTGAATTTAATACTCATGCTGTCATTATATCCATTGGGGGTGTGCTAACCAAATCACCGGGCCTCACGGTGCGCTCCCTCCAAAAAAACCATGACCGGGAACACCCTATTTCCACGCCGTGGAAGTCATTTCTTACGATTGTTTCATCCATGACGATCCCCTTTGAGTAGCGGGATGATGCAGTAGGTAGACGTTGCAATCACGTCAGGGAGAGAAAAGATCGGGTCAATCAGTTCCTTGGTTATACCAGCAACGATGGCTAATTCACATCCATGCCCATCAAGAACCTCATCACCGACAAAGCCAATGCCCAGACCAGCCCCAGCGTGTAGCACCTTATCGGCACCACAGGCTGAGAGAAGGATTAGGAAGGCAAAAGGGAGTAGACGGGTCATGCACTCGCCTCCGCAATGCCAGCGTCACCAAGATCATCTGCCCAGATACGGAACAAGCTGATCGTTCCCATGTAATCATAGCCAAGCTGTAGGTCAGTGCTGGACAGATCAGGCAAAGCTACAGGCGTCGTGTCAGCAGTCAGTGCAGTGCCATCGACAGCGCCGTTGATGAACGTAGAGCCGTGGCGGGACGCGATGTTGAACGGGACGTTGACGCCGGGGCTGTAGGTGTTTGCACCAGACCCAACCTCATCGTTTGTCCCAGAGTTTGTTTGTTGGAAAATAAACTGCCCCGTATCACTTCCCGAAACAACCGAAAGCCTGTCAATTATGCGGTTATTGTTATCAATATGCCAACGGAATGGGACGACATTGTTCCCGTCAGTGACTTCCGCATACGTCATTTCCCCCTGCATCTGGATGCTCACAGATAGCGGGTTGATCTCTTTGACGGAGATGTTGTCTATATAAAACACAGAAGTGCCAATGCCAGTAATAGAGATACCTGACCTATTAACAGTAGGGACAACAAAAGCTGTATGTGTGGCCGTGCCATTAAAAGCGCCAAAAGTATCAATACCCCCACCAACATTTATACCAACCGTGCAACCAGCACCTGACGTGTAATTCATATCAAAAGTGAGCATATAGACACGACCAGCAAACATTGTTGGCAACCCTGTCTGGTCAAGGGATGTTCCAGTTGGATTGCTAAATGAAGCCACACCACCACTAATCGTCCAGCCAGCCCCCTTCGTCCAATCCGTATCACTATCAAACGTGCCATTCGTCACCAGTTCATCACCAATGACAACAGGCGAAGGCCACGGCAGGTTAGCCGCAGGCACAGTCAGGGTTTCAGCGGCACGGGTGACTGTTGCGCCACTGGTCGGAATGTAAGACGAAGGGGTGGAGCCTGCTTCAATCTGTGCGCCGTAAATCAAGATGGATGACGTTCCGTCACGAGTGATTGAGGCACCGCCATCAGTGTTGCCCAGATAGATACGCAGTTGCCCAGATGTGTCAGCGGCGTCTGTCGTAAATGTTATACTGCAACGATACCAACCATCGCCAAAATCTTTGATTGTTCCAGATAGCCCTGTGTCGGATGTTCCAACAGACCCATTAACCAAGTCAAACCACACATTACCGTTTGCTGGGGTTGTTAGAGACACAACACCGAGAGCCAAGAAGTCTGATTGATCCGCCTTTGCAAAGACACTCGCTGTATAGGCTGTTGACGTGGACACCGTGATTGCCTTTGCCACGCCTACAGTGCCTGTGGCTCCACCAACAGAGTCAACGGATAGTGTCTCGGCATTTGTATTGCCATCTGGTGATATTGAGGTATTGGAAGAAACTACAGAGTTAAGTCCTCCCGTAAGCCAACTCGCATTCGTAAAGTCCTCCGAATACGTCAGCAGATTAGTCCTCGCCTCACTCTCCACGAGCAGACCTTTGTTGACCCACGCCGAGCCATTATAGACGTGATGCCCACGGCGAGGCAGGTAAACAGCAGAAGAAGTCGTAGGAACATAGCTGTCGCCACGGTCAGGGTTGTTGACCATGCCGCCAAGGTCCGAGCGGTAGACGTGTGCGCCCCAAGCATAGACGGAGGAAGGCAGAGAGGGGAGAGTGCCAAGTGCACCAAAAGAACCCCTGTAAGACTTACCTGCAAGCCCCTCATACGTCAACTCGACCAGCCACCAACCGTCTGAAAACCCAGTTACTGTAGCTCCACTAGAACCAGTCAGGTAAGTAAAGGAACCATCCGTCAGATTAACATCAATTGACAGTGGGTTAATGGCGTCAGTCAGATTTCTAATCGCAACTTGGTTCGCAAGTCCATCACCCTCATTTGACTTTAGCCATACAGAAAACGTAATCTTATCGTTCTGATTGATAGCCCCACCAAGAGTTATGCCCCTGATTTCTGGGGCTGAAACGGAGGTCGCTTGGATTAAATTAGCCGTCTGCGTACCATCAGGAGCAACAGCAGCGTTAGCCGTGACAGAAGTGTTAAACTTAGTCCAAGCCGCGTTATCAAACTGCTCACTATACGTCAGCAGGTTATGCGGCCCCCACTTCAGCAGCCCGTCGCTGTCCACCATCGTGGCGTTGCCGTTGCGGGTGTGGGTAAAGAGGTCGTCGGAGGTTGTTGTCGCCCCACCGCTGCGGTAGTAGTCCTTGGACATATCCGCGACCAGCTCGGGGTTAAAACCGTTCACTGAGTAATCAAAACCCGGCACACCCAACCCGCCAAAATAAAACCCCTCGCCTATAGCTACAGACGAACCAAATACAAACTCACTCATCTTCGTCATCCCCTAGTGCGTTGCGCCAATCGTTTGCCGCAGTCTCCAATCCCGGCGAAACACCCGCCTCCGTTAGCTCGTTTACAACCTGATCAAACGCCAACTCCACAGGGAACACCTGCGCGTTAACAAGGTCAACATATCGCTTAGTAATAGCAGTCCCGATATCTTGCAGCGTCTTGCCGTCCTGCTGCCACAGAGAGCGCCAGTTATAATGTACTTCGTCTGGGATGTTGCCCAGAGCGGTCTTAACGATCATATCGTCCAGCACTCGCATAGCCGGGGTGATTTCGTTCTCTTGATTTGACTTGATGCGGTCATAGTAGTCGATATCGTCGGACTTACCCGCATCACCTAGACCACCTGTCTGCACACCAAACAGCCGTGAACGCGGGATCTGAGCCGCGCCAGACGCCGCCATTTGGAAGCGGTCGATGATGTCTGGAAGAGTGGCGAACTGGATTGTTTTCTGTTGCCAATCCTCGTCTTCCATATCAAGGATCAAAGCGCCGTTAGTACCCTTGGTGTACATCGCAAGCTGCAACTTAGCTTGAAGCGCCGCAAGCTCGTTAGGGTCTGTGACTTTCTGCATCAGACCTTGAATTTTCATAACGTCAACTTTGGCTTCCATCGTCATATCCGCGACGTTAGCCATTACCGCATCAAAAGCCTTCAGGTCGTCCATCATGGTAGCCACGACAGACTGACCCAATCGCCCACTGTTAGCATATGACTTGCGCTTACGGCCAACGAAATGCACAACCCTACTAGGGTGGATACGTAAAATAGAAGCACCAGCCCCCATCAAGTCGTACCATTTCGGCTTATTGTACTGCGGCGACATTGGATCGTATTCGTATTCGCCCTCACTGATCTGCCATCGGTCCACCTTGGCGAGGAACCGTAGCTCGCGCGATGCAGCTGGAATGAGTGGATCTCCGTGGTTGCCCCCATCGTCGATATACAGATAACCGTCACCGAACAACCGAGCGTCCTGACGCGCTTCTAGTACCTTCTGGCGAACCTCGTGAGTGGCTTCTACGGCCTCGATCTTCGTGATCTGATCAGCTTCCGCTTGCCATTCACGCCACATGCGCGTTTCGTCTTGCGCTGGCATATCAACAACACGACTAATGAGCGCCGATCCGTTATAGGCGTTCAATAGCTGTTCGTCCGAGTATTCAACACGGGTGTAGGTCGAAGCCTTGAACTTGCTTCGTGTGGATGTCATACCACCAGCTAGCGCGGTAAACGTGTCTGTGAATGTATGCGTCATGGGGTGATTGTAAATGGGGTGTTGACACGCCGCAAATAGGCGGTTGACATAGGCTTGATAGTCGTGCTAAGAAATTCTCAATCGCCAGTGACCATTGGCAAGAAAATAAAGACTACACAAGGACTATATTCATGAAAACTATCATTACAGCAACGGTAACTGCCCTCCTAATGACCACAGCAACGACAGCAACGGCAGCTCAAAGCTGCACAGTTAAGACAGATACAGCTGGTAATCAGATTAAGAACAATAAGTGTGATCTGTTTGTAGGTGCCACTGGTACTAAAGGGGACAAAGGGGACAAAGGTGACACAGGTGCTACTGGAGCAACGGGTGCTCAAGGTATCCAAGGTCCTAAAGGTGACACAGGTGCTACTGGTGCTAAAGGAGATAAAGGTGATAAAGGTGCCCAAGGTATCCAAGGCGTACAAGGTGAGAAAGGAGATAAAGGTGATAAAGGTAATGATGGAAAGGATGGGAAAGACGCTGTTGCACCTCTAGGCTCCCTCTCCTTTGCAGCGGCAACTGCCTCATTCTCTGGGGACGGTATCGGCTTCGGTCTCTCAGACTCAAACTATGGTGGTCTTGAGGGTTCTATCGCCTTGGGTTTCGACTTAGATTATAACTGGCGTATAGTCGCAGGAGTTACAACAGACTTTAAGAAAAGACACGCTGCATCAGTAGGTGTTGGTTACAGCTTCTAAAGGAGACGAGAATGACACAGATTACAGCAACTGAACGTAGAGATATCGAATAAGTATATCTCACACACCTCTCTGCCCTCACAGCGGTCTTCTAAACCGTTGGCGTAATAATAGTGAGATGGTTGCACAAATCGCTCATAACGGGTTAGGTCGCAGGTTCGATCCCTGCCGCTTCCACCAGATTGGGATATATATAGCCTCACGGCGTTTTTTATATTGACGTCGTTATGAAGAGTGTATAGTGTATACCTAACAAAGGAGATACACAATGGCCCATACGATCCAAGCTTGCGACACCTACCCCAACCGCTACATGTATACAGTCTGGAGCGATTGCGGCGACATTGAGATCGGGCGCAACTACCCTACGGCGGCGGATGCACGGATGTCAGCAGAGTTTGGGTTTCGCCAATTCGTCAATAATGGTTTTAAACATATTGGGCCTGCCGCTGAAAACGACTACGTGGATATTGACGATATTATGCTGGAGTTGGGGCTTTAAACGGCGCCAACCCAGCTACGGCCCGCTGCAACGTCAGTAACGGCATCAAACATCGGATCCAATTGGTCGTCGTGCTTACCATTGGGAAACGCGCTAGCCTCTGACAGGAAATCACTTAGCCAATCCGCATTGATGGGCAGGAACACGTTGCCAGTTTCGACCATAGGGGCAGCATCTAGCCCGCGCGTTACCTTGTCGATATTGCGTTTGATCCCCTTAACCGGGATGCCTTCGCGGGATAGCGTTTGGATCAAGCCCGTTCCGCTTACCTTATCTTCCACGTTCATAGACCGCAGATAGCCTAGTTCCTTGCTGGGCATTGCCTTGTGCTTCTTCCAAAACGCCCTAGCCTGTGTCAGTAGGTCAGGCGCTTCCCACTTGCCCCTGATTTGGTCTATCAGATACTTACGGCCCTCTTGATCAGATCCCCAGCACTGGAACACTGAATAGTCGTTTTCCTCTTTGGTCTTTTGCGCCGTGTCCGCATAGATCGTGCGATTAACTAGCTTAGGCAACACAACAGCGCCTGACGTTGGAGTGTCTGACCAGTAACGCCACCATGCATCTTTCAGAATACCACCCCCGATAGGCGCTGGGCGTTGCATATACTGACCAGCAAAAACGTAGCTGTTAGCTTTCTCCTTGCGGCGTAGGGTGTCTAGTGTGAAGTTTGAGTTATCAGGCCAGAACGAAGCCCCGTCAGGCTTGATAGCCTCAATGCAAAGGTGCTCCCATTCCTCCCCGTTGCCACCGTCTAATAACCACCCACTCAGATCTTCTTCGTGTAGTCGCTGCATGATAACGATGATAGGGGCGGATTGGTTGTTTAGGCGGCTTTCCATTGTGACCGAGAACCAATCTAGAACATTGCGCCGCATGGTGTCAGAAGTTGCCTCAGAAGCTTTATGCGGGTCGTCAATAATGATTGCCCCGCCAAATGTTTCCCGCAGCTTGCCAGCCCCGAACCCAGTGATAGTGCCTTCTGCACCTGTTGCGTATACCACGCCGCCTTGTTTGGTCTGGAAGTGGTCTTTTGCGTTACTGTCCGTTCTCAGGGTGGGCGCACCGAATACATCCGCCCATGCTTCGTGCTGCATGATAGCGCGTGTTTCACTGGTGTTGGATGCGGCAAGGGTCTTAGAGTAACTGGCGTGGATGAATTCGCTATCCGGCCAATTCCCCATGCACCACGCCATAAACGTCTTAACCGCCAGTTCCGTCTTGCCGGATCTAGGCGGGATATTGATTATCAAACGGGTGGTTTGCCCGGTTACGCATCGCTCTAGCGCATTACACAGATCGACGTGGAAATCGGCCTGCACCATATCAGACCCACGACGAGCCTTGAACATGTATTTTGCAAAGGCCAGAAAATCCGCCCGTAGAGTGGCTATTTCATCCGGTTGTAGGGGTTCGGTCATAAAAACACGTTAAGACCCTCTAGCGGGCCTCTCCGTCGCTCTCAGGGGTATCCTTTGCGTGTTTCCTGCTTAGCGCGTCAAGAACGGCGTCACCCGTCTGTGAAGCGGGCGTCATACTGCCATCGCTTGAGACCGTATCAACCTGCTGCGTCGGCTTTCCATCATAACGCTCAATTGCAGTGTGGATCAGGCGTAAAACATCAGAGCGCACATGCTGTAGCGCATCTACCTCATTATCGGTTAGGTCAGTCTCAATGGCAGCTAGTAGCTTTTCCTCAATCGCAAACGCCCTATCACGATTGGCGCGGCGTTTCTCGATCTGTTCAGCCGTAAGCCCTCCTGCGTTACCACTGGTTCCCGGCTTGAACTGGTGGTCGCGTGGAGGTTTACCATATCCTACTTCGTAATCAGTCATTCCCTGCACTCAGTGTAATTAAACCATCCGTAAATATACATAACGCGACGGCGATTTATATGCAAATAACCCCGCCGGTTAGAGCGGGGTTTTATTAACACAAGGTGAAATCCTTGCTAGTATAGCATGACCCGTACCACCTAGGCATTGGGTTATTGCTCAATAGATCATCAAGATCCGCCCACTCTGCGTGGCCGTCAATAAACCGCC